AGCGTACCACCTGTCGCGCTCCATGTGAAGCCTGACATAGACGGATAGTCAAAGTCTATGGCTCCCGCAAGCATATACGCCCGTAAATTCGCAGTCGTGATATACTTCAGCTCTGATGGAGCGGCACTGTCCTCTATCGGCATGAGATCACCCGCACCGGGTGAGGAAACAGCGGTCAGTTCATGTAGGTACTTGTCTGCCATGATATCCTATCTACGTAGATGTGAACCGTCGTCACCTAGCCAAACTTCTTTTTTCTTTCCATCATTGTTACCTGACCTTTCATGCTATACTCCATTTCATACAATCACGTTATAATCACGCCCATACTGCTTGAAGTGCGTCCTGATGTTCCGCTTCCATGCGTCATCTGTGAAGTACACAACATTGCTATTGCTCACCATCAAACGCCTTGACGGGCAGTAGCAGACAACATGAGCCGTCCAGAACTTCCAGCCATCCATCATGGTGACAATCCGGCTATCAAGATCGATGATGCTCAGCAGCCACCGGGCGAAGTATGCGGCCCCGTCACAGTCGTCATGATATCCACGCCCTATCATAGTGAGGACCCAGGGACGCCAATCAATAAGGATGCCGTCGGAAGTCCAGACATGACCCTTCATGATTTTCGGCAGATAATCCAAGCCGTTCTTTTTCATCTGAAGCGCCACGAGCTTCTTTATGCGCCGAACTTCCTTGATATTCCAGACATGGATGATCCAGTATATCATGTTCACAATGAACGACCAGACGGCAACGACCATATTGTAAATCATTATGATAGGTTTCATATCAGTTCCGGTTATCCGTTAAAATGTTATACCGACCACTGCGAGTAGGGAATGTATTCCACATTCCATTGTCGTATCTGATACCGAACTTCAGTGTTTCGGACATCGGGACGCTGATATTAAGCCTCTTTATCTTCTCGTCGGTCCTGCTTCTGATCAGGATAGACAAGTTTTCAGCAGCCATGTTCATCGTCCGCGTTGCAAGCTGTTCCATTGCAATCGCTGTTGCCTGTGAGATGATGATATCACACACGTCATCATTGAACTCACAATCAACGCTGTTTCCCGGAGTCCCGTCGTATGCCATCGCCGTAGGTGCTGAGAAATAGTATACGTCTATCTCATCTCCGGACGTGAATGGCTCAACGTATATCGTTGTTCCGCGAATGTAATACACAGGCCTTTCTGATTCATAGGCATACCCGCGGTTCATGTTTTGCCTGTACTCGTCGAACGTAATCCTGTAGCAGAAATAACCGTCCTCATGCTTGACGCCATCAATGCCCTTTGTGGTCTGGTATGGGTCAGGCGTGAGGCTTGTAAGGTCGTATTCACCATTTGAGCCAAGAGAGATATCTTCTGTGGATTGATCAAGCGGTTCCCTGAAGTGCCGTTCCAGCCGACCCACAACGATATCCTGAGCCCTGTTAAGCAGATTCACACGCAGGTTGCGGGGGAATGGCATCTGCCCGCCATCAACCACGGAAGATTCATTCAGGTTCAAATCGAGTAGGTCAAGCATGGTTTCGATGGTCATAACTATTTACCCTTCTTGTGCCTCAGCAGAAAGAATCTTATTGACGAGGGTGCTTGTCCTGGCATTCTTCAGGTTCCCGCCGATGCCAAGACCGGCAGCTATGCCGATGAGGTCAGGTTTCTTCATGGACTCAAGGTCCTCACGGATGTATCCTATTGTGACGCCAGTATGTCCATCAGTGACCTTTTCTGGGTCCACGTACACCGACTCTCCTGGTGATGCGATTACTTTATTATCACCGGTTTCGTCTTCATCCGATTCAGGGTTCTTATATTCAAGACCTCCTTCTGCATCTGAAACTATTGTGCTACCTGGCAGTGCTTCACCCTTGATATTGCCGTGCCGGCCTTCTACGCTGTCAGGATCAGGCGGAAACGCTTTGCTTAACGCATTGACTACATCCCTGCCGGTCCCATCATCTTCTTTCATGGCAAGCTCATTAGAAGCATCTTCGTTGATGTTTATGCCGGACTCAACCAGCTTCGCCGGAGTATCCCCCCAGCCATCACCGGCAAGTAAAAGCTCTGAGCGATCCTGGAAAACACGTCCTTCTTTGCAATCTCTGTGATAATAGTAGCCTGGAAATTCATTTATTGTGTCCATGGTATCCCCCTGGATTTAATAAGGCGGCACTAATCTGTCGCATAGTGTTACGGCATTTAGTGCCGCATTTACCCGGTGTCTCATTCGTTGTCCGGGCTGTTATGAACCTGCTATCGTGTGTTGCTCTTCGATCAAGAACACCGTAACTCTCACAGCGCTGTTATCAGCCTGTGCGTCAAGAGATACAGCACCGGAAACCGTTGTTCGTGCAGCTCCGTCTTTCTTCCAGTCCGCTTCAGCATTAAGAACCTCAAGAAAATCGCCAGCAGCAACATCGGTTGTTCCTTCAACGTAAGCTTCACATATCCCGGCTACTTGAACCCACGTAATAGCAGAGTCAGCAGCCGCCGTATAAGCCACACATGTCTTTATATCAAAGGTAGTAGTAGCTGTGGCGACAATACGCACCTCAGAGCCGGATACACCAGCGTAACCAACCCCATAGACCTTGCCGGGAGTCAGTGCACCTCCGGTTCCGTTCCACGCGGAGATAAAGACGGTTCCATCTTCTAGAGCAAGTCGTATGCCACAGCGGGTTTGCGTTGTGGAATCTGCAAGAGCTTTGTCGCATTCACGGTTTATTTCGTCATAAGTAGCTGTCACGCCGTCGAGTATGTTTAGTTCACCGACATCTGAGGTAATACCAGTCAGGGTATTAAGCTCATCGACATCGAGAGTAGCACCATCCATGATGTTAAGTTCAGCAGCGCTCGCATCAACGTCTGATATCTGCAAGGATGCAAACCGTGAATTGATATCCCCGGCACAACCCATGCTCAGTACAGAAGCGACAATCACAAGGAGCGTCATAATCCAGCCCCCGAAGAACGTTTTCTTGTTACCTTCCATGTCTTTGTCCCCCTTAAGGGTTTATTGGAGCAGGAGGCTATTCAGAGCCCCCTGCATTATGATCATGCGACAAGAGATATTAACCCCAATCGCCAGCAACCATAAGTTCGGATACCACCGCCACGGCTGTGCGCGGATCGGTTGCGCATGCATAGAACAGGGTTTCAGATGAATCGGTCAGAAGAAGCTTGGCCTGACCATCGGCATTCGTCTGAAGGAACCAGTCCTTTTTTGCGGTCTGGATAGTGAATACACTTCCAAATCCACTCACGATTGCAGCGGCAGAGCTTGTGGCTGTTCCTGTCAGCCCAAGACCTGTTGCAGCATCAGACAGCCAGGCACGGATGATGTAAGGTTCTTCAACAGCGTTGCCTTCGGCATCAAGCACCTCAAACAGCACGTTGCTTTCATTGGTCGAGCCCGCAACAAAGCTTACTGCGATGCGGGGCGCATATCCACCAGGGGTAACTTTCATTGTTATACTCCTGTTAATGTTTTGATGTGGATGAGCCATTTTTCGGGCTCACCCACTTAGTTAATCGCAATCAAACCGGATGACCGTTAACCCATGAGGCGACAGGCAAGCTCCGGGTAGAGAGTTTTGACACCATACATCATGTCGAGACGGATGATTTCGGCATTGGTCTTGATGTCATAATCCTTGATGACGCGGACAGACAGACCTTCCTTGCTCATGCGACCCTTCCAGCTTGCGCCTTCAGGAAGCTCGATCGGAACAGTCACGAGCCCGAAAGCATTCTTGTTGAACGCGATGTTGGCAACATGGCTGGATTCGACCGTAAGCGGGGCATTGTTGGCAGGAGATGCCGTTACCGTCTGGTAAGCTCCTGATGTGATGATTGACGGCGAGATTGAAATAGTGCAGTCGCCGGATCCATCACTCGTTGCGTCGGACGTTGCTACAAACTGCTGCAACTGTCCGGTGCTCTGGTAGTTGACAGGGTTTACAGCGTAAACAAGCGGCATCGTGAAGATATCGCCCTTATTCAGCGCCGTGATGCTGTTTGACCAGCCATCAGTGACAAGGCTTGCGCCTGTCTGAGAAGCGCCATTTGCAAGGGGAGTGCCAGTAGCCGTACCCTTGGTATGGCTGTTGACATTCTGATCTGCCATGATATCACACGTTGCCATGGTTCCCAGGTAACCGCGTTCGAGATAACCTGCAACCTTTTTCTGGTGGAAGATACCCTTGAGGGCATCAGCCATTGACCATTTTGCAGCAGGATTCAGAACCAGATAACGCTGATCCTGCGGACAGGCAGCTTCATCAAGCTTCTGTGCTGCTGCGCCGAACGCTGCGAAGGTTGCGGGAGTCGTACCTGCGGACCCGGCAGCAAAGAAGATGTCTTTGTACAGGGCAAGCAGGTCAAAGTCAACCTGATTCGCAAGAGCGATGCAGGCAGGCTGGATGTAGCGCTTTGAATATTCCTCGATGGTGAGAGTCATATCCCGGTTCGAGAAGTTCCATGCCACGTTCTTCCACTTGTTGATAGTGAAAGTGATGGAGTCTTCCGAAACAGTCTGGATGTTGTTCGTGATGTCCTGTCCGTCGTTTGCAAGGAACTTGACGGGCTTTCTTACGGTGACGCTTTCACCGATCTTGACGAACTCTTTCTTGAAATCCCGGTGTACGAGATTCGCCATGACCATGTAGTTACGAAGTTGCATAAGAGATTCTTTTGCAATGATCGTCGGGCCTAATAGTGTATTTCCCATGCTTTTTGTCCTCTACTATCATCGACATCACTACCGTGCCTATGGCTTATTCTTTTCCCTTGCCCTGCAATAATCATCAAAGGAAGCATTGGTCAGGTCAGTTTCAATGATATCATTCCCGCCAATGGGCACAATGGGCTCTGATAGTGGTATCGTTTCTTTTTTCGGCTTTGGTTTTGGTTTCTCGCTGGAAACCGTAACCTCGATTGCCCCGATAGCTTTGACTTGCGCAAGTGGTGATAGATCAGCGATACGGCTCACTTCATCAGGATGCTTACCCAGATAATACGCGACTTCCGTAAATTGCTCAGAATCAAACACAGCCGCCTGCATGACGTCGGTATATGGCAGAGATTCATCGAGCGCAACTTCTTTGAAATCTGCATGCGCTTTTACCCCAGCATTCACCTTGTCGGCTACAAAAGACTTTGATGCTGTTTCTGATTCCTTTTCCGCAAACTTCGCGTCGAACTCTGTACGTAGTTTCGCTTCGCGCTTGTCGGCCTTGTAGTCGGTCAACGCATCGATATAATCATCGTAGGTGTCGTAATCATCCTGAATCGGTTTCTTTGGTTCCGTATCTGTTTCGGCGGCAGGCTTTTTACTCTCGCCATCATCATCCGCCATACGCTTTCGAAGAGCTTCATTTTCTGCGCGCAGGGTGTCGGCTTCTGTTTCAGCGTCGCCTGCTTTGCGTCTCAGTTGATCGATGCGCTTCTGCACTCCCCTCGGAGTACCGCTTTTTCCATTATCCGCATCATCATCCGGGTCGTCCGGCTCTTTTTTCTCACCCTGCTTACTGTCATCATCAGGGGCTACTTTTGTATCTGTGTCCGCAGCGGATGGTTCCACGGGCTCATCGTCTTTTTCATCCAGTTCGGCCTGTTCGGGTGGGTTATCAGTGACAGCGCATTCCTCAAAGTCGATCGGAACGTTTGTGTTTGGAATGTCGTCGTCATTGTCTTCCAAGATGGCCTGATCTTTTTTTTCTTCTTCCATGGTTCCTTGCTCCTTGTTTCTGCCCGGTGATATGTCGCCGGTAACGTGACCTGGTGTACCGCGCCAGTACGGTTGTGGCTACTGAAAAGTAAAAAGGCCCGGAGTAAAGAAGCGGTGACTGTCAGGTCACATTCTCTACTTCCGGGCCTTCTACTATCCATGGGGGATTCCATGGGGTTTCAGGTAGCCGTTACTTTAACTGCGGTGGTGCTATTTCATTTCGAATAATCCTAACATGTAAACCCTCAAAACAATCTTATCTTCGTTATTAACTATATCATAGTTTCTATATATTGACGCAATAATTCCTTTATGCGTTTCTATTATTGGCTTAATTCCCCCAGGGTAAGGAATATCTATGCCCATAATTGAAATAGAACCCTTAAGCTTTCCTTCGCGCAACTCATGATTCACTCTTCCTGATAACTTCCGCGCAGCTGCCTTTACATACTGATCAATGAACTCATCAACCGATATGTCGTATATCATTGGCATTACTTCATAAGCGCCTATAATTTTGCTCGTATATGTTTTGTTGACATTGACCCACTTGAATAGGCGGTCTTTATCAACACTATCTCTGAGCAACGGAAGTATGAACTGCAAGACGTTCAACATATAGGGTGTGTCTATATTATAAATAAGGGGTCTCATTCTAAATCTTCCTTCTGCTGTGTGTGCTTACGGAAGTATTTTTCTCTTTGAAGAATTCGCCTTGAGAATATAAGGTATACTCTTGATCAAACTGATCCGCAATTTTTCTGTATGCTGGGTTAACATAACGCATGATAAATTCATCAAGGGTCATCGCAATGGCATCCGGAGTACTTCCTGAAGGATATATGGTATGGATGATAGTGCCGCCAACAGGTATCACAGCAGCAGCGGCCACTAAAGGAGCAGCAGCCATGCCAATAAATTTACGTCGTCTCAAAGTTTACCCCTCCTTCTGCTATGTGTGTTTGTTGGGGTATAAACCACCGGCTTCCGGATGGTTATGCCGTCAGCAATATTTTGCAGTGCACTCATCAAAGCCTCTTTCACAATCATTCCAGAGCTCATAAGACAGTTTTTTGCTACGATGTCAGATTGCGCTATATTAACATATTTGATCATAGCGCCTCTGGATATCGCCGCCGCCGGTGCAGTGGCAGCAACAGCCACTACCGGGGCCGATACAGCTACACCCATAAATTCACGTCGCTTCATGATATTCCTCCTGTGGTCTCATGCTTTTGCAATTTATAGCTTTGTAAATACATCATATAACATGCTTATTCGCATATTTTCTGTGTCGGTCTGTATGTCGTAAGCACTCGCAATACCTACAGAAAGCTCCTTCGTGTTAGCCCTTGCCTTGAATCCTGCGAGCCCTGTGGTGCAGTACCTTGCAGGCATTACTCCTATAGCGCCCTTATGCTCGCCAATCGTGAGGCCATAATTAACATTATCAGCCAGAAGAGACGCTGAGGGCGATATGTATCTCTTGCTAAACTCGTCTATCGACATAGCCAAGTCTTTTTTGTCCCAGCATGTGCACGCCAACTTAAAGCAGCGACTAGGCTTACCGCGCGGCACATCAAGCACGATTGACATGTACTTTTTCTGGTCTACTGGTATCCCGAATGGCTGATATACTGTATTGCCTAAGAGTTTAATTCGTATTATCCTCAGAGCTTCATCTGCGATGGTGCTTGCGGTAAGCAGTGAGTCTTCCCGTGTTGCGCTTGGCCTTAATGCACCTGCCAAAACAGTTGTTGAATTAACAAAGGGTATTGCTGCTGCGCCAACGCCCATGAACCTCCGTCGTTTCAAAGTCTCCCCTCCTTCTCAGTAAGTATTTTCATTGAACCAGTTCCCCCATCGCGGAAATCAATGCGGAACGTCAGGCGTCCGGTGTACTTCTTGTCCTGCCACTCGCGTACAGCACTGAGCACCTTGGTCGTGATGTTGGTACGGGCATCCCTACTTTTATCTCTGATATCCGGCACTTGGGTGTTCTCCTTATGCGGGTGGCGGCCCGGCAGCTACATCTATTGCGCTTTCTTTGGCTTTGCCGACAATCTCAAGCTTGGCTAAGTCGGCTTTAACTTCTGCCTCATCAGCTTCCGCTTCGGCTTTACGTGCGTTGGCGTCTGCTGTTCTCAGTTCGAGTTTAGCTTTCTCCATTTCCATGATAGCCACAGGGTCCTGCTGTTCAGCCTGCTCTTGTTCGTCAGCCAGCCCTTGACCGCCTTCAAGCTCGTCATCGTCCTTGTGCAGCTCTTCGCGTATCTCTTGCGGAAGAAGAAGCTCAAGGCGCTTCTCAATGTCATCAGCCATAGGCCAGTCCATTGATTGAGCCAGTAGCGGGCCGAGTATCGGCGCTGAGTCTGGTACGGTGCGGATGAACTCAAGCAATGTGTCGCTCATCTCCATGCGCTGAGTCTTGTATGACGGTCCAGCATCAACGATAACATCATACTCGCCAGCAGACAAGTCATTCAGTATGCCAGTTTCTTCGTCGATCTGAGTGACGGTATCAATCTTTTCGTCATACTCTCCGCCAATCTCAATCACTTTATTGACAGTAACAAAGCGCTCTGAGCCATCTTCGTTCCGGATACGCATTGACCCTTCTCCACTCTGCACCACCGGAATGAGATCAAGAATGACACGGCCTGTCTGCTGTATTGCCTTTCTGAGATGGTCGGAGTACACGAAACTTGCGTTGTCGCCCTCCTGCTGCCTGTACAGGATCGCTTTGCCGCTTGTCTCGTTTGATCGTGCGCCCAAGGAAGCATCATGCTTACCGGTGACTACCTTGATTTCATCGGCAAGGATCGCCGTTTCGTTCGTAAGTCCAACAGACATGCGTGGTGGTTCGGCGCGAGACGGCTTATCGACACCCTGGACATCTTTGTACAACAGGACATTCTTTGCTTCGTTTGCTGTTTGCCATTGAGTTTCATGCCCTTGCGCCTGTCCATCCGATACAACCCACGGTGCAGATGGAGCCAGAGCCACAACCTCAGCAGACTTCGACCGGAAGTAGTTGTAATACCGTTGAGCATCTTTACCCTTACGGACGATACCCATCATATCACGCCTTGTTCCCACAAATAGTTCTTTACCCCACACCGGGATAAGCGGAAAATATTTACCATCCCATTTGCGAGGACCTTCAAGGATTTCATGCCCCGACACCTTACACCACATGATTTGTGACAGCGTTGTGACGCGAGAGCTGGTGATTTCGGCTTTATCCGCGGGCTTCTTATCGGTGACACTTCCATCCGCCAACTGGTATATCGTCCGCTTTGTCTTCTCTTTGTAGAAATACTCTGCTACACGGACGCCCTCTTGATAATACCAATCCTCGTCATAGTAAAGCTCTTCGTCCTCAAAGTCTATCGGTGCTGCATTGGGATACTCGCGCTTAAAGTCTTCATCTGACATCACCTTAGAGACAAACATGTACCCGGCATCGTCGAGATTGTAGTCACTCGCTGATGGGTCCCAACGCACTGACATCTGATTTGTGATGCGCTTGATGCGGATTTCCTGTTCGAAGCTCGTCTCGTCTTTGTACTGAGTGATGACGCGAATCCATCCACGCCCGCATATTGTCGCTGATGTCCCGGCCGTCTCGTACACGACATCAGAGGAGGATTTATACTCAATATCACGCACTTTACCGGCCAGTATCGCAGCAGTCTGCTTTGACGCATCTTTGTCTGATGGCCGGACCTTGATAGCGGGTTTGTTCTGAAGCAACTCACCGACCACCTGATCGACGGCAGGGCTGAGACGATCTATCGTAAGACATGGCAGGTTTCGGTTGTCCCTGTATGTCTTTATAGACTCAGGCCATTGTTCCCCGGCTGCGAACTCCAAGTCAGCAACAGCGCTTTCCCGGCCTCTTCGGTCATGCTCGTTCGCCGTGGACCATCGCTTGCGCGATTGCTCCAGGAACTCATCTGTTGTTTGTTTCTTCGCCATCGTTACGCCGCCCTGCACGTCTGTACTTTCAATTCAGCTACACCCTGCACGTAGTCGCCTGTTTTAACTCCAACTCGATACCATGCGTTGCCAGCATTACTCACGTGAGAGATATCGCCGGACCCTGCGTTGTATTCTTCCACGTCTGTCCATCTGGCATCATCATCAGCCGGACGGCTCAATTCTTCATCGTACAGCACCCACTGGATGGTTATGACTGCATCCAGGCTATCAGTGAGCACGGCAGTTGTGTATTCCCGGCACTCAAAGAGAAACCGTTCTTCCCGTGCGACAAATAGAGGGTCGGTAAATTCGTTCTCAGCATCAACTAGTTTGGTTATCATTGATCAATCTCCTTTACGTGGCATCTCGCTATCAATATCGGGAAACGTCCTGATCAGACCAGCATATATCATAATGTAGGCATGGAATGTTGTCGGCACATTCTCGTTAATTTCAGTCCTTACGGCGAACAGTCGCGCTTCATCGCCAGACTCTTCTTATGTGTAGTCTTCCATGTTATCGCAACCATCCTGTTCCGTCCGGTGATGCTATACGCCGTCTTGCGGAAACCATCTGTGTCTTTGGCCTCGTTCTTACCGGGAATATCTTTCCAAACATATGCTGCATTGCATCGTGCGGGTGAGAGTATTTGTTCTTCTCTGGTTTATCTTTGTGCTCTCCTGTGGTGCCAATCTCCTGATAATGATAACCACCATCAAAGCCACCTATCAGGCGGATACATGACGGATCAATGAGTATTCCATCCCGCTTCGCAAGCATCTGGTCAACGGATTCGTTTCTCGCAGTGAGGTTGCTTTCCCCTGCGATGACCGTGACTCCGCACTCTTCCATGAGTCTGGCGTTGCTTGTGAACCCTCCGCCTCTCTGGGAATATTCATTGCTTCCCGCAGGATCAGCATAGTCAAGATATTCGGCACCGGGAAACTCAAGTGCGCAGTCAGCAACAACTCGTTTAGTAAACTCGACGATCCCCTCTTTGTCTGTTGTCCACTCCCTGAGGATTTGACACTGCCCGGCTGTTGGTATCTGGATTGCGATAGCTGCCGGAGTGTTACCAGAGTTATCCCACCCTCGGATGATAGTGCCTTTTGCATAAATGAGCGGGTGAATTGAGACATGATATGATCGTGCATAGTTGTGATACACGAGCTTACCCCTAAGGACAACTCCGGGTTTACCCTCGATGTACATGTCTGCATAGTCTGGACTATCCGCATAGTCGTTCCTGAGATCATCGTAATATCCCGGTCGCAGATTGGCGTCGTTTTCCCCCGGTGGTTGCCAGAACCCGATATGGTTCTCAAGTTGAATGCCAGAGGGGTCCGGTCCCGGTGGGTGCACGGTCCAGTTGTACTGCGAGTATAGGGGATGCTCAACGTCAGGGGGGTTAGTTGTTTCGATGCCGAAGCGCACAGGTGATTTTTGAGGGTATCGGCCAATACGACCTGTAAGTATCTTCTTGACAGCAGGTGAGACTTCGATTGACTCATCAATCCAAAACGATGTGAGCTCAAGCGATTTGAATTTATCCGCTTTGTTCTTATCGCATGCCCTGAATAGTATTTCGACCTCGATGCCATGGTCATACCGGATGATGTATGTCTCTGAGCTTGCCTTGTATATGCCATCAGGAAACCACTCAAAGAGTGTGCGCATTGTAGTGTCCTGAAGCTCCCTGTATGTCGCCCGGACAATGACACAGCGAGTCCTCTTGATGCCATATGTGTTATAGAGGTGCCAGGGGAGATAGTACCCGACCTCCATCGATACACCAGCGGTCTTACCTGAGCCGACCGGACCAACAATCGCCCGGTGCTGCGCTCCGCACTCATGAAAGGTCTTGATCGTCGGGAGCGGCGTGTATTTGATATGATTCTCGCTCATTTATCCCCTGAGGGGATTCTGCTGCACGTAATTATCCATATATGTAGCCGAGTGCGACCATATAAGCTCAACATCTCGAATAGCTGTCTGAACGGCATAAAGGACAAACTCTAACACCTTTGGCCTCTTGCTGTTCTCGGTTATATCTTCAACCAGATTGCCACTTATCTGAATATCCTCGGGTCCGCGTAATTGCTCGCACACTGAAGATATCGCTTGCGTCACAGTATAATATGCGCAAAGCTTAAATGGCTTGGATTGGTCGTATGTGATAACCACCTTATGCCCGTACAGCCTCGTGATAGCGATCCTGTATGATATTGTGCGTAACAAGCCAAGGATTGTCTCGCTGCTCCGTGGGCTATGGACACTATCGTTTTTACAGAATACATCCATAGGCAGGTTAATCTCAAGCCTCCCCGGGAATGGCTGTGGCGTATATTCTGTCATATCAATCCCCCTTTTTTATTACTCTTTCCCCTGCATTCGCTGGCTTTGTGATGGCATCAACTACCAGGACCGTTGTGCCGCCCTTCTGGCTGTTATCCTTCTCGAACAGCCCCAGGTGTTTGCCGATTAACTCCAGGGCCTTACAAGCTCCGGCTGCGTCGAACGTCTCATCAGCCATACATCTCTCAGCTACACGGAGCAGACCATTGAGCACATAATCAGCGGATACACCAACTCGATCCGCACGTTCTTTGTACAATGCCAGTATTTCAGCCAGAATCTTAACATTCTTTAACAATCGATCTGCGGCTTGTCCGGCTGCTTTGGGCTTGTATCCAGCGCGTATGTATGCTTGGGTAGCGTTGAGATCGACGATGTATTCTTTGCAGAATATGAGGTGTTTCTTGCTGAGTTTTCGGTTTGCCATGATATCCTCGCTGATTGGAGGTGGGGCCGAATTGCCTTTTGCGGGAGACCATCCGACCCCATGGAGAATGGAGGGTACTGCATATGGTATGGAATATAAGGGCATCACGCCTATAGTGTCAAGTATATTTTTCGAGACACACGAAATAGTGCTTGACATATGGTATATTATAGTATATATTATAGGTACAATCAAACAACAACACACCAGGAGGAACACAATGAAAACTTTCGAAATGAAATTCGACGCGCTGAATCACCTGAATGCAGGCGACATCTGGTCTACGAAACGACGGGGATGTTTCGTGGTTCTCCAAACAAAACCTGCCATATGGAGAGGCGATGACAGAGATGTCTATTCGCACATTAATCAATGGATGACCTGTCGCAATGCAACCGCAATGGAAGAGCAGACTTGGGAACGGGCTGTATCTGCCCAAAAGGCGCAGAAATCAATGCGGAAATCAGTCGCAGCATCTAAATCATTTGAATATCGTGATGGTTCCCTATACCCGTCTCATGCATCACGCATGACACTTGATTCCTATGATTCACGGTGGGAAGCTCCGGCAGTCATAAAACTCACAGATGACCAGTCGGCTATCGAGATGGAATATATACAGGCATGCAGGGCTTTGAATATCGGATAACCACCACCAACCAGTGGCTTCGGCCCCACTCAGGAGGAACCACAATGAAGGTCACAAAAATCACAATCACAACACCGTTTGACAGCCTTGACAATTCAGGCAACTACACCGACAATCAGAATATAGCAATTGCAAACGCCTATGGTATCATCGCTGAACGGGAACTCTCAAAAGAATTTGCCTGTGATGACGTTGATGTAAACGTTGATATGGAATCTAGTCTCTCAAAGGTCAATGTTGATACGGATGGCAACGACGACAACTACAATGAATATCAGGAAAAAGAATCTTACACCATGGCTGTTGAAGATTTCACCGGTGACAACTGGATTGACTGGATTGGTGAAGCTATCGCTAGAATCTAACCCAACACCACAGGGCGGGGAAACCCGCCCACAGGAGGGTATCATGAGTGAGTCAAGAGTAGTCTGTACCATCAAATAATCTGAGTTGTGCACTCCATCGCTATGTGATTCATGGTTTTATCCCATGTTTATGAAAATAGGTCTTGACAT